TATCTCCGCTTGTTTTAGAGAGTGGGGATATAATAAAAATACAGGTTGATACTGCTAATAAAATTGAAGGCATGATAAGCTATTTAGAGATATTTGATGAAAAAAGTGCTTAACAATGTTATTTTATTAGTGTATTTATGGAATTAGTTAGAATACCTATCAAAGAACTTGATAAAGTATGGGGTCTAATTGAAAAAGATATTAGAAATGCTTTACATTACTCAAGTCAACTTACCAATTCTGATTATGTTTTAAAGACTGCCAAAGAAGGTAAATTTCAAGTTTGGGTTCTTTGGGATAATTCAAAAGCAACACCCATAGAAAAATATTTTGGAGTTGTTGTTACTGAACTTATCAAACGACAACTAGGTAAAGTTTGCCATATTTATATTATGACTGGCAGACAAAGACACAAATGGCAATACTTAGTAAGAGATATAGAAAAGTTTGCTAAAGAAGAAGAGTGTCAAATGATGGAGCTTATAGCTAGACCTGGTTGGCAAAAAATTTTAAACAATTATGGGTATCAAAGAACTCATGTTGTTTTAGAAAAGAAGATTAAACAAGAGGAGAAAAAATGAGTTTTGGCGGAGGATCATCAGGCGGTCAACAAACAACTACACAATCAGTTCAACCTTATGCAGCAGCACAACCAGCATTAAATCAAATTATTTCTGAAGCTGGTCAACTTTATAATCAAGGTGTTGGAGCAGCAGGTTATGTTGCACCTACTCAACAAACTTTACAAGGTCTTGCTACACAAGAAACAATGGCAAACGCAGCCAATCAACAATTAGCTGCAACACTTGGCGGACAATATTTAAATCCTTTTTTATCTCCACTAATACAAAGAACAGCAGCAGACATATCAACTAATGTTGCACAACAATTTAGTGGTGCAGGTAGAACACCTGGTAGTCCAATGTCACAACAACAAGCTATAGCTCAAGTAGCTCAAGCAGCATTACCTTTAGCCTTTCAAGAATTTGGTAATGAAAGACAAAGACAATTAGGTATTGCAACAAGAACACCAACTTTAGTTCAAACAGGTCAACAACTAGAACAATTACAAAGACAACAAAATTTAGCACCAGCTCAAGCCTTGCAACAATACGCAGGTTTAGTTTCACCTATTGCATCAGGATTTCCTGTAACATCTGGTGGTGTTAATACAAGAGCAAACCCACTTACAACAGCAGCAGGAGGAGCAATCTTTGGTTCAGCTTTAGGTTTCAATCCTTTACTTGGTGCAGGTGTAGGATTATTAGGAGGATTACTTTAATGGATAAAATAAAAAAGATCATGTACGACTTTGACATCAAGATACAAAAAAATCCTAGCAAAGCCTTAATAGGAATGTTTATAGCTTTTTGTTTAGTCATTATAATTTTTGGAGGTTAACATGAGTAACGGCTCAGGTTCTGATTCTGGTAGCAGTTCACAAACATCTAGTTTTGATTACGAAACAGAAGCATATCAAGATTCAATAGCTTCATCTCCTTCTCAATTTGATTATGAATCTGATGCTGCTGGTATTACTCCATCTTACGATTATAATGTTGGTGGTGTTGCTACTGATACTGGTGATTTAGGATCTGTTTCTGCTAATGTTGGAGCTACAGAATCAGCTACACAGTTTGAACCAACAACAACTATTAGTGATGTTGCTTCAAATGTTTTAGATTTTTATTCAAAAATTTCTCCATTAGCTAATTTAACAAAAGGTGCAAATTTTGTTTTAGATTCTTTTAAATCTGATATGCCTTATGATTATGAGTACGATGCTTTTGCATCACAAAATATACCTGGTTATGTAAGTGGTAGTAGAGAAGCATTTGCTAGTGATGCAGATTATCAAAAATCACTCAGAGATGCAGAAAGAGCAACAGAAAATTTATCTGGTATGAATGTAGATTATTTAACAGGAACAGGAGGAGATAACGAAAATATTAATCAATTAGCTCCAGTTGCACCTTATGTAGTATCAGGACAAGAACCAATAGAATCACAAGTTAATAAGTTCTTTGCTAATTTAGGTGATCAATCAGGACTTTCATCTCAGTTAGAAAACGACTATAATATAGCTAAAGCTAATGTTGCTAATACTTTGAGTGTTACCCCCTTAGCACAGCAGTTTGGCTACTCTACGCAGCCGTATGGCGGTTTAACGGCTACAAATTTGAGTACCAACCCTTTTAACATAGAGTATTTACAATCAAGAGGACTAATATAATGAGTGAAAGATTAAGAAAATTATTATTCATGCAAAATCAAGCTAATCAACAGAATCAAAATAATCTGTTATCTACAAATTCTGCTTTATCAGGTTTACTAGGTGATCCCACAGCTAGGTTACTTATAGGTGCAAATATACTTGGAGCTGGTGTAAAAGGTTCAGATCCTTTTAGTGCTATAACTCCTGCTGTTTTACAAACTGCACAAATACAAAAAGCCTTAAGACCTAAAAGATCAAAACCATTTAAAGTTACAGATACAACTACTGGTAAAGAAGTTCTTATTACAAATGAGCAATATGCAAATAATCCAGATAGATATGCTCCTCCAAAACCTACACAAATGTTTGAAACTGCTGAACAAAAAGAAATAGGAAAAGTTGCAGGTGGAGAGTTTAAACAAATATCAGAGGCTGCTAGTGCAGCTCTAGGTAATAATCAAAATTTAGATTTAATGAAAGAAATTGTGCAATTACCGAATTTAAAAACAGGTTTTGCAGGTGAGTTTAGAACAAGTTTTGCAGGTCTTGCAAAAGAGTTTGGTATAGATACACCAATTCAAGATTTAACTGCTGCTGAAACATTAGCTGGTATTAGTGGAAAACTTGTATTAGATGGATTGTCTAATTTTAAAGGTGCAATATCAGATGGTGAAAGACAATTTTTAAAAGAAATAACACCTGGTCTTTTAAATACTAAAGACGGAAACTTACTATTAATAGAAATTGGTAAAAAAACAAATAATTTAGGTATAGCTTTAAGCCAAGAGGCAAGTAAGTGGGTAGAACAAAATGGTGGTTTATCTAAAAAAGATAAAAGTGGTAGAACATGGCAAGAATTTAAAGCAGCATTCCATCAACAAAATCCAGTTTTAAATAATGAATTAAAAGAACAGATAATTGGTTTAAGTAAAAAAATTGAACCAGACTTTGAAGGTAATATTATTACAGCTAAAGACGGACAAAAATATGTTTCTATAGGTGGTAAATATTATAAATTAAAATAGAGGACATTATGAGTGTTGTTACCGATAAAAAGTTAATAGAAGAATTAGACGCACTTTCTAAAAAAAGCACATCTCCTATTCCACAAGATTCTGAAGAAATTACAGACGAAAATTTAATTAAAGAATTAGATGAAATCAGAACAGGATCTACTATTAAAGGTAAAGCAGTAAAAGCTGTAGCTGCAACTAAAGAATTTTTTACAGGAACTAAAAGAACAGAATTTCCTGAACTACCTGAAATAGGTGCTATGGATGCTCCTACTATCGGATCAAATTTAAAAATAACAGTAGGTACACTAATTAATCCAAATCAAAAAGCTCAAGCTCAAATTATTCAAGCACAAATTCCAGGTACTGAAATATTTAAAGATAGATTTGATAATTTAATTGTTTCTACACCAGATGGTAAAAGTTTTTATCTCAATAAACCAGGTGCATCTCTGCAAGACTTCTTGCAAACAACATCACAAATTTTACAATATATACCTGGATATTCTCAAGCAGTTAAGTTTGCTGGTAAGTCTTTATTAAAAAGAGGTGTAGGTGCTGGTCTTGCTGGAGGTGCTACTTCTGTTGCTCAAGATATAGCTACTATGCCATTAGGCAGTAAAGATTTTGATGTTTCAAGAGCTGTTATATCTACTGTTGTTCCAAGTGTTTTTGAAACAACTGTAGCTCCAATCGCATCTTACGGATATAAAAAATTATTTGGTAATCCTACTTTTACAAAAACTATAACTGTAAAAGAAGGTGGTAAAGATGTTAAAAAAGTTGTTTTGAATGCAGAAGGAAGAAAGGCTGCAAAAGAAGCAGGAATTGATCTTAATAAATTAACTGATGAAGATTTTATCAAATCTTTTTCATCCAAATTATCTTATGGAACAAAAGCTGATATTGCTGGAAGTCAAGCAGGAGCAGGTAAATTTAATTTTCAACTTGCTAGATCACAAGCTATAGGTGATGAAGAAGGTATAGCAGCATTATTTGAAGCTGCAAAAGGAACATTTGGAAGAGATGCACAAATTTTAGCAAGAGATTTTTTAAAAAAACAAAATATAGATATAGAAACATCTGCAAAATCTTTGGTAAATAGATTTAACAAAGGTGAAATAGAATATCAATCTATTGAAGATGCAGGACAAGGAGTCATACAAGGTTTAAAAAGAGAATTTACTAAGAAGTCAGATGAAGTAGCAACAGCTTATAATGCGGTTGATATGGATGGTATTTTTCAAGCACAAAAAAGTAATTATGAAGTTTTAAAAGGATCTGTAAGAAAAGCAGCAGATGATGCAACAGGAACAATAGATAAACAACTAACACCTGCAACAATAAAAGCGATAAAAGTAATAGATGATTTTGTAAATAAAATTAAAAAAACAAAACCATCTAAAAATGTAAAACCAATTTATTTACAAGATTTAGATAATATTAAGAAAAAGTTAAATGGTATTTATGGATCTGCTGCTAACAAAACAGACCAAAAAAATTTAATAGTAATTGGTAAAGAATGGGAAAAATTTGTTGATGATAATGTTGATAATATTTTGTTTAGTGGTTCAAAAAAAGGTTTAGATCAACTTAAAAAAGCAAAACAATTATTTGTAGAAAAACAAAAATTATTTGGCATAAATAAAATTAAAAAAAATGGAATAAGTATAGATGATAAAGCAGGTAAAGTAGTAGGTAAAATACTAAACGATCCTGAAGTTACACCAACAAAAGCATTGGATTATATTTTTGGAAGAGCTACTATAGGAAAATTAGATGATTCGCTTTCTATAGTAAAAAAATTAAAAACAATATTTGGTGTAAGTGGCAAAAGTGCAAAACAAGCAGCTAAGGAAAGTTCTGATTTTCAAGCCTTAAGAACAGGTTTTTTTGAAAGATTAATAAGAGATTCAAGTAGAAATGGTAAATTTAATCCACAACAATTTGCTAATATTTTTAATACTTTGAAACAAAGAAATAAATCTCTTTTAAAAGAATTATTTGATGAAGATGAAATCAAATTAATGTCTGATTTTGTAAGTGAAGTAGAAAAAACTTTTAAACCAAGAGATTTAGTCAATGCTTCTAATACTGCAAGTGCTATATCAAGAACAATACAACAAGTCGGAAGAGCTTTAGTTGGTATATTTGGTTTTAAATTTGCAAACATACAAGGTTTATTAGCAGCTAGAGGTGCGTTTGATAGGTCAAGAGATATTATTAGTCAAAAACAAGCACAAAAATTAATTGAAAAAGAATTTACTTCTAATTTTGGCAATACTTTAAGTCCTAAATTAGATATAGCTTCTATTCTTGCAGCACAAGAAATTACAAATCAAGATACACCACAAACAACTGCACCACAAATCCCACTAGGATTAATACAAAGATGAAAACACAATCACAAAGAAATTCAGAAGAGATTATAAAACTACAAGGCGAAGTTAAACTTATCCATGAGAAGATAACAACGATAAAAGACAATCACTTAGCTCACCTTGATAGAAGGGTGAACAATATCTATAAACTTCTATGGTTAGCAGTAACAATAAGTCTAAGTGGGATAATAAACTTAGTCGTAAATCTTCTGTCTTAAAAGGCAAAAGTTCATCAATCAAAGGAACTGTAGGCGAATACGATACAATCGCCAAACTCACAAAAGCTGGTTATTATGTTGCAAAGAGCTGTGATCCTGCTTGTCCTTTTGATATTGTGATTGTTGACAAAAATGGTAAAATACAGCTTTTAGATATAAAAACTATTTCATATCGTAAAAGAGCTAAAGGTAAGATATTAAAGAACAAACCTAAAGGTTCTTATAAAATACATAGAACAACAACTAAGGAACAAAAAAAATTAGGTATAAGACTTTTGATGGTAGATTATGAAGATTAACGATAACACAAATATATCTTTACCCATAAGAAATTTAGTAGCAATTATAGGTGCGGTAGCTCTTGGTGTTTGGGCTTACTTTGGTGTTGAAGAAAGATTAAATAAATTAGAAACAGCAGACACCCTCTTTGCTGCTGATCTTCTAAAAAAAGCAGAGCAAGAACCAAAGAACTTAGAAATGTATATGCTTATTGAACACCTTGCTGGTCAGATAGAAAGCATAGAAAAAGAAATAGAAGCTAGTAGATATAATAAAGTAAACATAGATCACTTAAAAGAACAAGTAGATATGTTACAAAAGAAAATAAATGGTAATCACTAATGAATAGAATAACTAAAAAAGTTTTAAAATATATTTCTGATATGGAAAAAAAAGCTAAACAAATGAGTTATATAAAACACCTTAAAAAAGAAGTTGAGATAGGAGCAAATGGAACACAAAAATATGTTATCAAAGAAGGTGTAAATAAAGGTAAAGTTTTATGACTACAGTAATTGCTTTGTTAATGTTTTTAGGTGAACCTGCTGTATTAAAAGAACATACACTTATGCCTAACGTATCTAAATGTTTAGAAAAGAAAAGAATTGCAGCTAGAAATAGTGGTGCAAGAGTTAGCTATGTTTGTAGTAAAGTAAAAGCAGAAGTAAAAGACGGAAAAATTATAAGGATTTCAAAAGATGACTAACTGGCATAGACCATCTCCTGCACAACCCAACCCACCTCAATCACACTTACCATTATTGACAGAGGTAAAACCAGTTTTGAGTGCAACCAACAGGGAGAAAACTATGAAATACATAAAAAAACTATGGAAAAAGTATGTTGAATGGTTATTCAAAGACTTTTATAAGTAATATATGATTTGGTTAAAACTATTAAATAATCCATTAACTAAAATTATAGCAGACAAAACTATTGGTGCTATAAGTCATAAGTTAAAAAAGGATGCTATTGTCAAACAAAAAGAGTTAGACGCAGCTAGTCAAATATCAATAGAACAAATAAAGCAACAAGAACATTCTTGGAAAGATGAATGGTTGGTTGTTTTTTTTACAATCTTAATGGCTGCACATTTCATTCCATATACACAAGACACTATGGCTAGAGGTTGGGAAATATTACAAAATGCAGATCCTATGTTTTGGTATATTATTCTTACAATAGTTGGAGCTTCTTTTGGTGTCACAACTATGAATAAATTAAAGAAAAAATAATGGAGCTAATCTGTTATGTTTTCATTATGCTTTGGATAATGGGAATATCTGAATAATCTAAACTTATGTCCGACACAAGTAGAGATATTATTAGTGAGTATAAGGATCAAGTGCGAATACTTAAACAACAAGTTGACGAACTTGAGGATCAAAATAAAAGCAAAGATTCTGCAAATAAAAGGTGTTTACAAAAGCTAGAATATGCTAATGACGATTTAGAGAAAGCAAATAAACAAGTAAAAGAACTTGAAAAAAAGATAAAAGATTTAGAACAAACAAATGAACAATTATTGAAACATCCATGAAAGTAGCCTTAGTAATGATTATGTGTAGTCAAATAGCAGGAGAGTGTATGAAACCCCACTTGCTTAATCATCATGATACTATCTATGATTGCTTGATTGCTGGTTACGAAGAGGCTAAAAAGAAAACAGAAGAACTTGGTAGAAAAGAAGTTTCTAAACATGAAATTATAATAAAATTTAAATGTTATTATGATGAAAACGAATCAATAAAGAGGATGGCATGACACAATTATCAAAACACTTTAGTTTAAAAGAAATGACTAAATCAGGCACAGCAGCTAGGCTTGGCTTGGATAATACACCAAACGAAGAACAAATAGAAAACCTAAAAGCATTATGTGAAAACATATTAGAACCATTGAGAGAATATTATGAATCAAGACCCATAATGGTCAGCTCAGGCTTTAGATCAGAAAAATTATCTGAAGCTATAGGTTCATCATCAAGATCACAGCATTGTAAAGGCGAAGCTGTAGATTTTGAAATACCAGGATTTGACAACAAACAAGTCGCTGCACATATAAAAAACAACTTTGATTTTGACCAACTTATAAGCGAATACTATGAAGAAGGTGTAGCTGATAGTGGTTGGATTCATGTTAGTTACAAAAGAGATGGTAGCAATAGAAAGCAATCTTTGATAAAAGATAAAGAAAGTTATAAGACTTGGGAATAGTATGGCTAGAACACCAGCATGGCAGAGAAAAGAAGGTAAATCTAAATCTGGCGGATTAAATGCTAGGGGAAGAGCTAGTTATAACAGAAGAACAGGTGGTAATTTAAAAGCACCAGTAACAACTAAACCAAGTAAATTAAAAAAAGGATCTAGTGCTTATAAACGAAGAAAATCTTTTTGTGCTAGAATGAAAGGGATGAAAAAAAGATTAACTTCTGCTAAAACGGCAAATGATCCAAATTCAAGAATTAACAAAGCTCTGCGTAAGTGGAACTGTTAAGAAAGGAGGAGAAATGTACGGAAAAAAAGTAATGAAGAAAAAGAAAAAGAAAAAAGGAAAAAAAAAGAAGTAGTATGCTAGGTGTAGCTTATATGTTAAGCTGGGAGAGTCGGTGGGAACTAATATAGGAGAATAAATGCCAAAAGGTAAAAACAAAAAGTATAGTAAAAAACAAATGAAGATAGCAAGGATTGCACCACCAAGAGATAAAATAACTGGTGCTGATTTTGCTAAACTAAGAAAAAGAAAGAAGAGAAAATAATGAAGAAAACAGTAAAAGCACCAAAAGGTTTTCATTGGATGAAAAAATCTGGTGGTAGATATAAACTTATGAAAGGTGCATATAAACCACATAAAGGTGCTGTAAAAGCTGCATCATTTGTGATACAAAAAAAACACAGAGGATGAAGAGAGCATTATTAGATGCGTTAGAAAAAAGATACGAAGCTGAGATAGCTGAAGCTGACGCAACTGTAAAAATATATTTAGAGAATAGTGTTGGCATTGGCGAACATCCTCAACATCTTGAAGAGATAGATAAACTACTAACAAAAATTGCTAATGCTGAACACAAATTAGAAATCATTAAGGAGTTTGAGTGATGGCAAAATTATGTCCTAGAGGTAAAGCAGCAGCAAAAAGAAAGTTTAAGGTATATCCTTCCGCTTATGCAAATATGTATGCCTCTGCTGTTTGTTCAGGTAAAATAGTTCCTGGTGGTCGTAAGAAAAAGAAAAGAAAGAAAAGATAATGTCAAAAGGTTTACGATCATGGGTAAGAGCTAATTGGGTTGATATAGCTAACAGACGACCTGATGGTTCTTTTCCAAAATGTGGTAGATCAAAAGGTGAGAAAAGAAAAAACTATCCTAAATGTGTGCCGTTAGCTAAAGCAAGAGCTATGTCATCAGGACAGAGGAGAGCAGCCGTATCAAGGAAAAAGAAAGCTGAAAGAAGAGCAAGGAAAGGGAAAAGACCTAATTACGCAAGAACATGAAGAAAAGAACTTGGAGCAAGAAAAATGTTTCAAGGGTTGTGGGTTCTTGTCATTTCTGTAAAAAAGAACATACATCAAATGAAGGTGGTTGGATTATAAACGCAGAGCATAAAGTATTCTGCGAAACTCATACTGAAGGTGTGTCTAGCTGCTTTGATAAATATTTAAAACGAAGAACAGTACATTTTAATGATTGGTAAATATTAGGTAGCAATCAGGGGAATACTGCTTACAGCATTGATTGCCACCAAATATTAACTAGACCAAAACTTTTTAGCATTATCTAAATATGTAGGATCTAGGTCGTTTCTCCAAAAATAATTTTCAAAATCAGGTTGAATATAATCTTTCAAAACATTTACATCGTTTGATATTTTCATAAGATTCTGTCTTACTTTACATCTTTGGATAAAATCTTTTTTTCTGCTTTCTATACTTTCAGGTGTAAGCAACTCACAGTTCTCTGCACTAAATACTTTAAAACTTTCTTCATTGATATAACAAATATAGATTGGTAACTCAGTTGCATAATGATAAAAGTCTGTTTGCATTAAGTGGTAGGGTTCAATAGTTTCAGGTAGCTTAGTGGTTGACCAACTTCTAGTACCATCTTTCTTTACCCTACCTCTTCTTGGAAACTTACATTTATCTTCTATAATGATTTTACCTTTAAAATCTGCATAACCATGTATAGGTATAGTAATACCATCAAAGACTTTATAAGTTTCTATTTCAGGTTTACATTTATCATAACCAGGTATTGTTTTATGTGCAGCATGACCATTAACAATCATTCTCTCAACAATAGTTGAAAAATGATTGAAAGCATCAATCTCTTTTGCATCTGGTATTAATGTATTTAACTTTTCCCTAATTGGTGTGAACATTGTTTTCTTTTAAAAAAGTTTCATAATCTCTTCCTAAATATTCAACCATTTTTCTAGTTCTAAATTCTTTAGGATAATTAGTAGCTTTCTCATACTTTTGAATTTGTTGGAAAGTTACGTTTATAGATTGACCTACATCCGTTTGAGTTTTATACGCAGCTCTTCTAGCATTACGAAGTGCAATACCTAGTTTTTTATAAAACTCTTTTTCTTGTTCTTCAAAATTAATGTCTGACATTGTTTCCTTTCATTTAAGACAGAGAACCCTTTAACCCTTGTTGCAACTTTTAACTGTAGAATTAGTTTATGTGCTAATTCTTATTTGTTTTTGTTTCAACTCCATGATCTTCTCAGCAATTTGAGGTAATCTAGCTTTGTTTTTAAGATATAAAGTTTTATGCTTGTACATACTACTTAACAACCTTTCTTGCTTCGACTCCAGATCCCTGAGTATTTTTGGTTCTATTGTCATTTTTTTCCTCACCGATCAGTTTAATATTAGACCTAACAAACCGCTTATCGGTGATTGTTACTTCTGCGGAATCGCTAGGCTTTTTTGAGGCATGAGCTTTTTCTGTAGCTTCCTCTACAGTAGCACCCTCAAAAGTTTCTTTGAAGTTGACCATCAGTTCAGCAAGTGTATCTTTTTGTACTTTAGTCATTCAATTCTATGTTCCTCCTATAACCTTTAATTTTCTTAAGGTCATTTCTGTTAGCCAATTTATCTATCAAGACAGTTATTGAGTTCTTGGATTTATAGTCCAGACCCTCTGCCATTTCTTGAAAAGTTGGCATATATTTGTTTTTTCTATAGTATTTTTTAATAAAATTCAATAGACGCAGCATAACTGGTGTCATAGGTATTTTACTTTTTGTCATTTAACTCCATATCAAATATTCTATTTAGTTCGTTATATCCTGCTGTATCATCATAACTATCCTTTTTATATCTTGGATTTGTTATAGTTCGCCATATTTTAATAGCCATCATACACACACCAAATATATTTTTAGGCACTTTTATTTGTTTTCCATTGTGTGCAGATATTAAAGATTCTAAAAATCCATGAAAAAAATAGCTTGTTTTAGTAAAACTACCATACTCATCAGCCTTTCTTTCCAACAGTTTTTCAATATCTTTGGCAACTCTATTGACCCTTTTTACATTATCTGATGAGTTTGCCATTTTTATCCTTACAATAATTTAACAATACTGTTTGACCTTTGTATCTAACTTCGCTGTTTGTTGTGTCAAACACCGCTATTTTTTTAAAAGCATCTTGGCATAACATTTTGGGTGCAGTAATTGAAACAGTTGCCTCAGCTACTGACCCATTCAACAAGTGCATGACTACAACAATAACATCCATTAGAAGTTCATTTTGTTAGTTTGACTACCTTTTTCTTTAGGTTCGTTAGAATAACCACTAATGTTTGGAACTTTTGCATCTGCATTTAACCAACCTATAAGTGCTTTCTTACCACCAACTTCAATATCATTAATGTCGCCTGTAAATTTATTGTCATCACCTTTAAACAATACTCCTACTTGTTTAAAAATTTTAATAAATTTTGTATTTCCATCTTTAGATGAACCTTTTGAACCAAGAACAGTACCTTTTACACCGCTACTTAGTTTTATGTTTCCTGAGAAATCTATTTTTACAGCTCTCTCATTTGTTGGGTCGTATTCAAAAAGAACAAAGTCCTTT